GGCCACATCTGCTATTAGGGTCTTTCTTTGCTTCAGTCAAGAAGTTGTTGATGAAATTTGTTAGATATGCGTGTCCATTGCCATCATCGCCTGTTAAAGCATTTCTAATCTCTTCTTGAACTGCAGGCGTGATTCTTTTATGTTTGCCTTCTCTGATGGCGTCTGACTTTAAGATAGCATTAGCTGGTGATTTAGACTTCTTTCCAGCTTTTGAGGCCAATTCTTTATCATTTGCAAAATTGTGTTTATTACATTCTTTTGTTCCACGCTTTTCCATATTATTTTATTAGTCCCTAACAGCCGTATAATAGTTGTATAATTCCTTTATTGCATCTTTTACAGTAAAGCCATTTAATACGAGTTTATCGATTTCTTTTATTATTTCATTACATGATTTATTGCTCATCTGAACTAATGATATTATTTCTTTCTGACAACAATTCATATGATTGCTCCCTATCTTCATTCTTATGTTTATAAAGATGCTTGACTACATGCATATTGTTCCACGCAATTAAAGCCCGTTCTGGACCTTTACCTCTTTTAATAAGACCCATTCCTTCAATAGCTGCGTCTAATGCTCTTTCTTCCAAATGTTCATTTACAATGCCTACGCATTTCTGTTTAGCCAATGAAAGGCATATGTTATATAAAACATTAAACATGTAATCCCAAGAGTTCTTATTACCATCTTCGTTCCACTTTTCGAGTTCAATAAAGAATCTTTTATTTACAGCATTGCATTCATCTTTAGTTAAAACTTTATTATGCATCTCTCCTCCACTTAAATTCTACATATGGTGGCTCAGCACTATTCTTGACAGCCATAATGTATGTATTTACAATAAGCCTGTTTTTCGGAGAAGAGAGTTTCAATAAGTCATTTAACTCAATATAAGAGCCCTCAACATTTATAATCTTAGGCGCTCCGATTAGCAACTTATAAGGCTGTATAAAAGTGTCGTCAAATCCATTTACATCCAGCTTTCTAATGGAAAACTTCTTCATATATTCTTTGTAATCAACAAGATTTGCTTTGTAATAATTCAAATATACTGTTATCATTATTCATCAATCTCCCAAATATATTCACATTCTGCGTTCTCTCTGCCTTTTACATAATCCAATAAAACACCGTAGTATTGGCCATTTACATCAATTGGAACGATAAGACCATTCTCAGCTTCAATAGAAACCATAGGGCTTTTGATGTTGTCTGTATCAACTATGAGAACTGCATTGGCTTTAATTCTAACTTTGGTCATTTCGTCGATATCAAAGTTGCTCATAATAAACTCAAACAATGACTGTACAGTCCAATCATCATCTCCATGAATGTTTTCTCCAGCCCAAGTAAACATTTCCCAAGCTTTATGCCAGTCATCGCCATTCATCATTGCGCAAACTGAACAAATGTTGCCGATTAGTGTTGTTGACAATGTTAGTTGCTGAATCTTTTCTTCTCGTTCAGCATTTTCTTTTATATGTTTTAATGCATTGCTCATTTTCTTATTTCTCCTATCTGTTTCTCTCTATTATATACATCGCTCCCATTGTCAAAGCAAAGACTGTAGAGCCGATTGTAATCATCTTCCACCGCTTTAAGCTGCTCTCGTAACTCTGCAACTGAATTGACTGTTTCGCCAAGTATGAGGCTTGTGTGTCCAACAACTCCTGCAATTTCTGATTGTCGGTTTGAAGCTGCTGCAAGTTCAACTCGATACCGTTCACATTCTGCCATATAGTGTTCCAATCTCCCTTTAAGGATACCTCCGCCGACAATCGACAAAATGAAGTACACAGCAAAGCAATAATACAAAACTTTCTTAAGCATTTCAATTTACAAACTCCCTATATGAAACTGGTGCACCAGTCTGAACAGTGATTGAATTGCCAGACGGGTCCCAAATTACACCATCTTTATTTGCTATAACAAAATGGCTTTCTTTCGCTGTTGGTATTTTCTTGTATTCGACAATATATTCACCAGCTGGCAACTCAGCCAAACTTGTAATTGCGACTTTCTTTACATCTTTATATTGTTTTCCATTTAGTGTTCTGATAAACTCTAACGGCTTCGAGACGAATCCGTCATGCTCAATATACAAATCTTCGACACCATTTAGAATTGCCCTTGTAATATCAAGAGGATTATATCTTCTTCCAAACAAATAGCTGAGACAAGCTGCGTAACACGCACCACCAAATAGTTCTTTTGCCCAACCTTGATAATTAAATATTCTCATGTCTAAGTCTCCTTTATAATTAGTATCACTATTATTTTATGTAATCTGCTGTTATTAATTCCTCAATGAGCTCTTCATAATGAAGAATTGGTCTTATATCTTCTTCACTAACTAATCCATTATCTTTCATATCAACTGCTCTTTCTGTTATTTTTCTGAGCAATCTAATAATGTCTTTATAGTCTTGTTCTTTCATTTATTTCTCCTCTCTATATATTATACTTTACGATTAGCATTAAGAAACTTCCTGTTCTACTCTATATTATCTTGTGCTTTATTGAAGGTAGGGATATTTGCCTTATTTATCTCATCAAGCAACTTAATAATAGATTTCTGATTGTCATATACTCTTCCAAGCAATTCTTGAATTTCTACTTGAAGAGCTTTCACTCTGCCTATCTTATCTTCTTTACTTTCTTGCTTCATTTCTATCACTCCTCTATATATTATACTTTGCTGCAGAACAAAAAAAAGAGGTCAGAGAAATTCTCTGGCCCCCAGGAGGCAATTAATGGAAAATGTTGTTATTTGTATAAGTTCAAGTAGTTGCTCATTGAAGAGCTAATTGCTAATCTTGTCATTTCGTCATCTACTCTTGCTAACTGAATGTTAAGCATTTCAATAATATCATCAATTTGTTTATTTGTAAGCATATCATTTCTCCTATATATAATTATACTTACGATTAGCCAATTAGTAATTGTATTTCAGTATAGTTCTATTAATTGATATTCTACATTATTTATTGTAATTGTCTTGCGCTTCTTGAAGGTTTGGAAGCATATGTGATTCTCCTGGCAGAATTTGGTTAGGTTATATGACACTACTTCATTGTTTGTTATGATTGCATACTTAGGCTTTGACTTCCTCATTGATTGCTCCTACTATTATATATTGATGTATTTTCTTATCAATTCTCTTTGTTCATCTGAGAATTTAGTACCAAATGTATCAAACATATACAATGCATTTATTATTATTGCTAATTCATTTTCATTTGGTATTGTTTTTTTGAATATATTATATTTATCTGCAATTTCTATAGCAGCTACATAATTATAATAATATTTATATTGAAATCCTTCAGGTTTTATGCCTATAATTTTTTTGAATACATAATGTTCATCATCCTTATATCCTAATTTAGTAGCTAATTTACCTATTACAGAACAAGCCTGTCCTACTAAACATCCAATTTCAGTAGCTGACCAATAATATTCTGGTATTTCTCCATTTTCTGGTAATGGTATAGTTAATTCTGAAATCTCTTTATCAATAGTTTCATTAAGTTTCTTCTGCTGTTCTTTTAATTCTTGTATCTCTTTGAAGTTCTTATAGAACAATTGATATTCTTCTGGCATTTTTAGAATTTCATTATCCTTATCTGAGAATTTATAATCTGATTCTAATATTTCATTAATTTCTATTTTCATTTGTTCCTCCTTATGCTATTATTTTATATTCGATACCATTACTATTACACCAATTAATTTTGTCATTTGTAGGCCAATTTATTATAATAAATTTATATTTTGTTAGTAATCGCTCTGGTATAGTTTTTTCATCTATTTCTATTTGCTGTTCATCATCAACAATTTCTTGACAAGTTTCTTCTGCCTGTTCTTGAGTTTTATTTGTTCTGATATAATTTCTATTTATTTCGTTAAATATTTTCTCATATACTTTTGAAGCATCAACTAAACTTCCTCTACTTGCCACACTTCTTGATGGAATAACTAAATCACCATTTAGTTTGATAACTAAATTTGTTAATGCTTTTGATACTTTTGTTCTCTCTAAATTGTATGTATTTGCTATTTGAGTTGGTGAGATTTCCCAATTTTTTGCATTGGAAAGAATGTAATTGAGAATTGTTATTTCTAATGATAACAGATTATGATCTAAACAATATTTGAAGAATTCTGGATAAGCACAAATATTTGAATATCCAAACTGAAAATCTTGATTGATTTTTTTATTATAATTCATATATTACTCCCGTTGCCGTCCCGGGACAACGGGGGCAACAATATGATTTAGATTTCGATAACCAAAGAGTATTTACTTCTTGATGTTACCAATCTCTATGTAGAACTACGAGTTAGCTATTCTCATTTGCTCTACTCTATTATCTTTGTTTTAGCAATTATAAATTGAATTAATCAAAATGTCAAGAAAAATTCTGACACTTTGATTGAGATTGAGAAAATTCAAAAATCATTAGGTGACATTTTGGACCCTTTTTAGGTGACATTTTGACCCCCATTTTCTATAAGGAACTATTACGATTTCAAAAAAAATCGTAAATAGAATCTTAAACAAAACCCGTGCGAAAAATGACACGGCTCCCGTGCGAAAAATGACACAGAAACAATAACATCAATAACCAACGAAAAAGTTTTACTACTTTTTTCGTTGGAATTAATGCTCAACTTAAATTAAATAAATTGCTTCAACTTGGCTCGCTTCGCGAGCAACCGCTCCGCTAACGCTACGCGGTTTTGGAGAGATTCTGTTGGAGAGTTAGTATAAAACTAATAATGAAAGAATGAAATTAATCAAGAAGTCAAAATTAATTAAACAAACTTATCAAATTTACTTAGTAGAATACTTCTCAACTTATCCAATAATACAACTTTACCAAAACAAACAACTAATTTACTCACAATACTTCTCAACAATAAAATCAGCTAACCAATTCTACAATTTGCTCAAAGAACAAATAAACAACTCCTCAAAACAAAATTTATACAACTTCCTTCAAGAATACTAACTAACTCCTCAACAAGAAATCTACAACTTCCTCAAATTTCAATCTATACAGGCCCAAATCGGGCCGTATAGACGTAGAATAGCACAAGTTGGTAATTTATGTCTCCAAAAAATCGGAACGCTATACGGGCCAGGAAATGGCCTTAGAAAGCGTTTCAATTTGGTCTTGAAAAAAATTATTAGAAATGTTATAATTAATTCAGAAAGGAGAAAAGAAATGACAAAAGCAGCTAATATTATAATCACAAATTATGAATTCGGAGATGACCCAAATTGGTCATATGATGATATGACCAAAGAGGAATTCCTTAATACTGAATATGCTAATATTATACCAATAAATGAAGCATTGAACAGGTATAACAACCCACAAATCTACTTACTATATTACTGTGATAATGTAGGTGGTGTATATATAACTGATGGAACTAACTTTTCAATGATCACTGTATGGGGAGATTATGATACAGTTGAAGGCAATGAATACGAGGTTGCTCTAAATATATTGAAGCTGAATATCACAGCTGATTTGACTATCTTGCTAAAAGAGCATGGATCACTTATTGAGGAAAACAATGAAGCAATTCTCATTGAGAATAATGATGCTTCAATATTTAACGAAGGTTCTACAACTACAATCACTTTCAGGAGTTAGTATAATCACATAAGAGTAGCATTTTCTGCTACTCTTTTTTGATTAGTTGCTAATTCAGAAATTTTTCGCTAATCGTAAGTTAATATAGACGATGAAACTTTGATTGACAATTCATTTTTCAATCGCTACAATAAAGATAATATATAGAAGCTCCTCGTTGCTTGCCGGCACTTCGAGCTTCGAGGAGTAATATATGAATAAGATTAGTGCAGTGTACAAAATCACCAACAAGATTACTGGTGAGTGTTATGTAGGATCAAGTAAGAATGTGTATAATAGGTGGACAGATCACAAATGTCCATCATCTTGGAAGAGACATCCAAACAATAGAATGTATCAGGATATGCAGAAGTATGGAGTGGAATTGTTCCACTTTGAAATAATTGTTCCAGCTGTTCCAACTCGTCTTAAAGTGTGTGAACAAGAGTTTATTGATATATACCATCCTACATATAATAGTTATAGAGCAAATGCTAGTATTGATACTTCCGATATGAGAGAATATGAAAACAAATCAGCAGTCTATTGGTTCAAGGATGAGAATGGAAAAGTAGTCTATGTAGGTTCTACTAACAACTTGTATAAGAGAATGTATAATCATAATTGGTGTATCAAGAATTCAGATAAGCCAAACAGCAAATTATATCAGTTCCTCAGAACAAACAATTATATCGTAGATTTCTACTATACAGAAGAATACAAGCTCAGAGAAAGAGAGATGATTGAGGAATACAAGCCAATATTCAACAAAGTAAGAGTAGTATCAACTTCCAAGCTTAATATTTCTGTTAAAGCAGCAGATGATTATGCTGAATATCACAGACAATACCTTCAAGCAAATAGAGAGTATAATGAAGAGCATCGTGAGTATTGTAGGAAATGGGCAAAGGAACACAGGGACTACTTCCGCAATTATTACAGAACACACAAGGAGGCTAAATAATGGATGCACTTGATATGATTATACATCAGTTGGATAATATACTGCAAGATCAAGAGTATATGAAAGAACAGATTTCTGCTATTGCTTCAAAGGTTGATAAGAATGGCGCAATTATTTCGGCAATTGAGGAGAAGATAAGCAAATGATTTGTGAACAATTATTTGGACTAAAGAAGAATGGTGAACCGAACACTGTTCACTTTTGCAGACATTCAGAAGACTTGATTTTTATGCCAGCAGAGCTTCAGAATTATGCAGAAGACATTTGTTCTGTTGAAAGGACCCTATTTGATAAAAGAAAGCTAAATAATATAGGAGATGTTTGATATGATCACAGTAGAGCAATTGAATCAATGGCAGGATATAATCAGAGGCTACCATAATCAGCCAATACCAATGGAAGAATTGGTTGAGAAATGCAATGATGCTGGATTAACAGAAGTGAATTCATATCTTATTGCCAATAATTACATAGCAAGAATGAAGGATGGTAATACCTGGATTAATTGGAGCAAGAACAGATTCTATGAGGATGCTACAATTATCAATCTCAAAGCTCAGCTTACTAATACTACCAGACAGCCAACACTTGAGGAGAGGGTATCTATATTAGAAGAGCAGATAAAGAAGTTATTGGAGGAGAGAGTGTGAATATGAAAAAAAAGATTAAGGACTTTATTTACTACACATTGTTGATTGCAATAGTAGTTGCAATAATAATTGCACGGAACTGGTATTTCATTGTAAATAAGTAAAAGAAAAGGGGGCTTTAAGCCCCTTTATTATTTTACCAAATAGTAGATATACCTTGATTAAGCAATCTTGCAAATCCAGAAAGAATAGAATCTCTTGTTCCACCACCAGAAGTAAGTTGGCCATAAAGAGTAGCCAAATCTCTGTATGCTGGACTATCTGCTGGATATTTAAGATTACCCTTTTTATCGTACATAGCAGCTTTAACATTGTTAGCCATAGCAAGTCGACCAGCCTGAGTATCAATATCAAGACCACGAGCTCTAAGTTCCTGACCAAGTCTTGAATTAGCGTATTCTCTTCCGATCTGTTGTTCTGTTTCAGCCTGGGCTTTCTGAGCATTTCGCTTCTCTAACAATGAAGTTTCTCTATCGTTATTCATTGTTCCACCACTATATGCAGCTGCAACATTTCCGATATCCTTACCAGTATTTCTAGCAAAAGTAGCTAAAGCATCAGCGATTAAGTAATCCCTTATACCGCTTCCGCCATCTTTATTCTTAGCTGTAACATAATCAGCAAGTGAACCACCCTTATTATTTTCAAGCTTTTCACTCTCTTCTTCAGATGTTTGAGTATCGCTATATTCTTCATCTTTTAGCGGAGCAGGAATAGGCTTATCGACTTTTACGCCTTGTCCTTGTGTTTTGAAGGCTTCTTGGTCTGCAAGTTTGAAAGATCCCATAATTTTAGCTCGGTCTTCAGGTGTTGATCTTATGAACTGCTCCCTCTCATGGCCACCTGGCGTATTAGGTAATGATTCCATGAACTTCTTTTCACCATCAGTCATTACATCATAGAGTTTCTTGTCATCGGGATGTAGAGCATTAATCCAATTATTAAGGTTTGTATCTTTGAATTTCTGCTCAGCCTTTTTGACATTGTTAGCCTTATTTATCATGCTATTTACTTTATTCTGAGCAGAAAATATCGTGTCTCCCATTTAAGATCTCCTCCGTATTAGTGCATTCTTTTATAAACAGGGTCATTCTTCAACTTTTCGAAGTCAGAGTCATCTTCACCATCGACTTCATTGCCATCAACGTCTTCTGGTTTAGCAGTTACAACTTCCTTAACAATATCATCAACCTTAGTTGGAGTTGCTGCTACCACAACATCTAACGCTGTTTTTTCTTTATTATCTTCTTCTTCTTCTGTAGACTTTTTGCATTCTTCATCTGAAGTTGCTTTTTTACCTTTTCCTGGAAGACCGCATTTGCCATCTCGACCACCTGATTCACAAGGATTATTCCAAGTTCCAGTTGATCGTTTTAAGTTTTCATCAGATGGAGTTTCTTCAGTTACTTCAACAGTTGTTTCAGTAGGCTCAGCATTTTCAGCAACTTCTTCAGCTACTTTTGCTACTTCCTCTTCTGACTTCTCTGGCCAAATCTTAGCAATTACACTCTTAATATTCTCTTCCAAAGCATTTACATAGTCATCATCAGACATATCGCTGTAATCAGACTTATGCTCATCATATGCTGAGTTTACAATATCAAAGTCCTCGCCGTTAAGGAGTTTGAGTTTGTCTGAATAAGCGCCAAGTCTTTTACCGAATTTATCAGCAAACTGGCCACGATCAAATTTATCTTTTGCGCCATCATATTCATCAAGAAGCGCATCCATTCTTTCTAAGATTTCTTCTGGTGTTCTTTTCATTATTTATTCTCCCCTATAAGTTTCTTAATTCCAATTACTAACAAAGCAATAGCGCCAGTAATTCCACCTACCAAAGGTATAACTGAACTGATGCCTTCGATAGTCTGCCCACCAATAATGAGCCCGATAACATCAACAACCAATACAGCGTACATAACCAACTGTACTTTACTGTTGCTGAGGAACTGTTTGATTTTCTGAATCATTTATTTCTCCTTGTGCAGCTGACTGAACAGCTGTATTTATTTGTGAATTTATCTGGCCATTAGGGTTAGATAAATCTTCATTTACTTCCATTGCCAACTGATTTGATGCAGCCAATTCAGCAGATGTTTGAGCATCAATGTTCTTCATTTGAGCAGCTTGATACAACTTCATCAACTTTTGAATGTCAGCATCATTCTCTGGATTATTAGCCGACTTGAGACTTAAACATGTGTTCATAATCTCTTCCAACAACATCTGATTTGGAATATAGTCTGGTATGTCAAAATTATCATTTTCAAGACAGTCATCAATAACTGACAAGACTGCATTGATTGAATTGTTAGAGATTGAATAACCAAGCTGTAAGTCTGGCAAATCAAGAAGTTGAGCAATTCTTGACTGAGGAATCAAGCCTGCTGCATACAAAGCCTGTAATTGCTGCAATTTTGTGCTTGGATCTTTACTTAAGCTGTCAGCTGCTGAGAACTGAATTGTCATCATGTCTCTCATATCAACAATATCAGACCAGTGAATAGTGCTTCTAAATCGGTTTGGTGGCAAAATATCTTCTTCAGCATCGAATATTTGAATCATAATACGAGCGATATCAACATAAGCTCTAATGATAGTATTCAACTGAGTCTGGAATCTTTCTGACTGAATGTCTTCCATTGTTGACAAAGCAACGCCAGAGTTTAGTCCAGCCTGCTTTCTTGACTGAATAGCTTCTGGGCTGATACCAATAGACTGGTAAGCATGCTGTTTCAATGTTTCAACTGTTTGAATCCACTGAGGGTCCATAAATGGCGTAGTTGAAGACGTAACTGGGCTGCCTGTCATATTAGGCGTTGCAGTATATGTAATAATCTCTCCAGTTCGGTTAGAAAGTTTATCAACTTTTATTGTAGAGCCTTCTGGAACGAAGAATGTCTGAATAGGAACAAGCTGTGACGCATCTTTAATCTTAACCATTATAGCGTCGATTTCCATTTGAATGCCATAAAGCAAGTCAACAATCGATTGTGATGATGTTGCTTTTACTGGGCTTGAGTAATTCAAATAAACAAAAGGTATGCAGTTGCATTCCCATTTCTCTTCCTCATAATACTGCAACTCAGGAATGTAATAATATTTCTTCTTCTTATTCAAGTCCCAGTACTGCCAATAAGTTACTGTTTCTGAATCTTGCTCATCTTTGCTTTTCAACGGCAACAATGACTTCGGATATTGTTCCTGTTTCCATGCAATTTGTGTTATTCTTCCATAAGAGGCTTCTCTAGGGTCGATAAATACCTGCCATGGCAAAACTCTGTTAATTGACTTGTTGTCTCTGTCAATATAGATTATGCCTTTATCAAAAACACAAGCATCTCTCCAAGCATTTGAAACAATTTTGTTAACATTCTGCTCATCATATACAGAGTCGAAATAGTCCTGAGCCTGTTTTGCAACCTGCATTTCTCTAAAAGTGCCATTAACTGTGTTTATAAATGGCCTAATCTTATGAGATGCAATCTTAGATGTTAAATAGTCGATACATTCTCTGATGACATTTTCTTGAATAGATGAAGTTGTGTCTTCTTCAACATCAAAGAAGCCTTGCTGGTAATAACCAACAACTTGGTCATCTGTTAAATTGTCTAAAGAGATGGTTGGGCTGTATTCGTACAAGCGAAGATTTCTTCGGCATTTTGAGCGATATGTTCCATAAAAGTCAGACAATCGAGTCATTCTCTGTACGACATTATAATCAATTTTCTTCATGTTACTTTACTGTCCCTGCCATTGCGAAGTTTTATTATCAGGAGAGCCGACTGGTTGTGTTTGAACAGGCCCAACAACTTGTTTGTTTAAAGCATTATTAAGAGTATCTTGCATAAACTGATATTGTCTTGTTGGATATTCTTGGCCAATCTGATATGACGGCATCATTGTTTTGTCAATATTTATATTTCCAAAAGTCATAGTCTCTCTTCTTTATTTATTAGTCTATCAGTATCCAGGCCATCTATGAGTTGAACGCCACTCTTGAGTAATTCTTCCTTTAGAAGGAGCATTAACCCAATTCTGCAAATCATCTTTAGCATCAAATTTATATTCTTTATTACCATTCTTGTAAATTATGTTTAGAGAATTATCAGAAGGGTCATATCTTGCAGATTGAATTGCAGTAGAGTTTATAGGTACTGATTCATCAGTTACTTCATATGGTATACTATATCCTTGTCCTACATTCTTATAATCCTGGTTAACTTCATTACGAAAGGATGTAGGATTTGATATATTAAATGCGCCTAACAATCCAAATTTACCGTTTCCACTTAAATTCATTCTGTATAGTCCTCCAACATCTCTGATAACATATTTAATGTTGCGCCGTCTAATTTTGTCAATGAGTTTCCTTTATAGTAATGGTTGTCAGGAGAGAATCCTAACTGCTTTAATGTTCTTGGGTCCATTTCATCAAGCATCATATTTATTCTGTTTATTAAAGCATCTTTCAAGTTTTCTGCCTCTAACAAACTTTCATATTCTGGTGCAGTATGTTCTTCTACTTCAGAAGGCAACTTAGCTGGATCAATATGTCCCAATGAACTTCTAAAGTTTGTTCCACCAGAGCTGAGATTACCGCCATTATTTGTGACAAAGCCAGAACTTTCAGATTGTTTGCCTTGAATAACAGAAGCATCAGCATTAAGAGGATTGAGAGGTTTGCCAATATTACCAACTTTTCCAGCACCATCAAACTGTTTAGATGCACTAGCTGCAGTTCCTGACACAGATGATGGACTAAAATGTAAAGCAGCTGCTGGCAATATACCTTTTGTTCCTATAGCATTTCCGCCAGTATGTCTTTCAGCCTGAGCCAAAGGCGCATTAGAAACAATGCCTACTGAAGAGCCACCAATGTCAGTTGGTTTAGCTTTGAGAAGCCCCTTGTCATTTACATCAGCTATTTTAGACTCAAATTCAGCCTCTTCTGGTGTTCCTGGCTGTCTATCAAGTTCTTCGATATCGTAATCAAAGTCATGGTTATAGTTGTCTGGAGGAATCAAGTCTCTATTGCCTAATGGCATAAGTTGTTCATCTGGGCCAACAAAGTCCTCATCAGCGTTCTCTGGCTTCCAGTTTGGGTCAACTTGAATATTGCCATTTTCATCGATATATTCATCTGGTCCTAAGAAGTCTTCATCTTTATGTGAAAGAACTCCACCTTTTGTGTCTATAGGCTCGAAGTCTTTAAGCTCTCTGCCATATTCATTAACTAAATTGCCATCTTCATCATACCTGTAGCCTGAAACTAAATTAGATGAGCTTTCTTCTGGCTTATAAACTTTAACATTGTCCCAGTTGATTCCAGCACTTGGTTTTTTCTCTTCAGTTTCAATATATTTCTCAACAGCTTCGTTCTTGACTTCATCATTATGAGGATTGCTGTCAGTTAATTGCTCAGCTTCTTTCTGAATTGGGCTACCTTCTGGGAGCTGTTCTGGAGTAATGCTGCCACTTTCTATTTTGTTCTCAAGTTGTTTAGCTGCTGCTTCTTTACATCTCTCATCAGAAGTTATTTTATCACCTTTATTGCCTTCTAATTCATCCAGTTCTTTTCTTAAAGAAGCAATACCAGCTAATACAGCTTCCAACATCATCTGTTTGTCAAGCTGTTTAACGCCATTTTCATTTTCTGAAACCATACCGTCAAAAGCTGTATTTTCAACTGACTGCGCTGTAACACCAGTATGTTCTTTATTATCTAGACCAGTTCCGTCTTTATATTTATAGTTTATACTTTCAATGCGTCTTAAAGCATCATCTACGTCAGCTTTTGGCAATCCTGAGTGGTTATTATACTCTTTTATTCTTTCATCAGAACCAGTAGCACTTCCACTTCCATCAGCCTTAGTTCCACTTCCTGAGTTCATTCCTCTCATTTGACCATAGAGAGAAGCTAATCCGCCTGCAGTATTCATAGCAGCTTGAGTAGCAGCAGTTCCAGCTTGGTAGTTAATATTTGCCTGATTAAGAGCCTGTTGTGCTTTAGCTGTATCTGCATTATAAGCAGCATCTAATGCTGTTTTCTGATTTTGAGATCCTAAATTATATCCTTGAGAATAATTATCCTTAAGATTAGCTGCATTAGAAGCTTTGTTTGTCATATTAGAAGGAGCCAGAGAAGCCTGTGCGTCTAAGTTTCTTCTATTAACAATGTTAGCCTCCTGCATACCTGCATTTTGCATAGCACCGTAAGCGTTTTGTCCACTATACTTCTGAGCTGCCTTTCTTATATCCTTTGCATATTCTTCATAGGCCTCAGCATTCTTCTTTGTCAATAAATAAGAGGAAATACCTCCTGCTGCAGCTCCACCTATGGCCCCGATGATTGCACCCCATACGCCCATTACTTTTCTCCTTTAAGTTGTTTAAGTCTATCAGAAAGTCGTTTGAATTCAGCTATAGCTTTCTGAAGTTTGTTGTTATCTATTGGATCTTCTGTTGGCTCTTCTTTCATGTTTTCATCAGAAATAGTTGCGCCCAAAGCAGCGCCAGATCCAGCACCTGTAAAAGTTCCTGATAATGCAGCTAATTCAGCTGACTTATTCATATTGCTTGCCTGCTGGTCTAATGCATTAGCTTGAGCCATCTTTTCCAAATAATCTGCCTGAGTTGAAGCTGCAGTAGAGCGATTAGCCATATACTGATTTTGAGCAACTGAATTATCAGTAGAAGCTTTCTGAGAGCCTAGCATGCCTGCTCTTGATTTATTTATACCAGCATTTATATTTGCTGTTTTATTAGCCTGAGCAGTGGCTGCTTCTGATTGTTGCTGACCTAATAATGCCTGAGATGCCTGAGTAGTACCCTTGTCTAGGTCTGTATACCCAAGACCTGCAGTTGCATCAAGGAGGTACTTGTACTGGTCTTCACTAACATCAGCGATTTGTTTATACAACTCATCAACCTGAGCTTGCTTTCTTCTATTTTTGGCTGCTTCCTCTTCAGAGACTCTTCCCCAAAAGCCCTTATCCCAGGCTTTTGTTGGTCCAATATAGCCAATATCATCAATTTGCTTTCTTAAGTCATTTATTCTTGCATCATACTTTGTAGTGTCTATTACTTTGGATGTTTTAGGTTTAGTACTTGATGATGACTGTCTAGCATCTGACGAGTAGTTGGCATTGCCATAGGGTGTATTAAGGTCATGTACAGGAAGAAGAAAATCATCCCAATTTATCTGTACGTCACCTATTCTATCTAAGTTAGATAGACCTGATAGAATAGGACCACCAGCTCCAGAACCGCCTACATATAGCCTTAGTGGCATTAAGGCTGACGTTAAAATATTTATAAGTCTGTTTATAGCTGTCATATACTTTTCCTATTATATTAGTTTTAGATTCCACGTCTTGTAACAAGTCCAGTTTGCATATCCATAATATGTGGCACAATTCTTTGAATAACCATAGGTGTTTTCAAATACAATCTAATACCACCGCCTTTCTGAAGTTTTGGTACATATCTTATCAAGGCTGAGTGAGACCATTTATCCCACATATCTGGTGTAATCTTTAGAGTTTTTTCTTCTGACTTTACCGTAATATCTGTAATTGATCTTACGCCAACAGTAATTTCAGTAGAAGGATAATTTCTTTCTGCGTCATAAAGCACTATATCCCATCTATCAATGGCGGTATATTCGTTAGCTCCAATACCATAGAAAGAAGTCTCAATATCCAGTGGTAATATATCATATCCCTCAGTTGGATAATACCTCAAATTGTATGTTATTCCATTATCTGTAATATGAGTAGTTTCTTTATTATCAAACTGGCAATTTGTTACATTCTTCCAATTTTCAAACAGGTATGTATTCTTATCACCTAATACTAACAAACCAATGTCAGTAGCAACATAAATACTCTGAGTTGTTTCGTCATACCAATGTTGTCTTAACTCAGTGAATTTGTTAGCATTCCAAATATGTTGAAGAATAGCATCACCTGTGAATGACCTTATTGCTCTAGAACGAGGATCCCAGAAGAATGCAATTTGTGGGTTGTTTCCGATAAATTTCATACCTCTTATATCAATAATTGCATCCTGAGAAGAAATAGCTCCTGAAGAGTAAATCATGGAGTATATTTTCTCATTCATACAGGCATAAAATTGACCCTGCAATACGAAGAATTTTATTTCCTCACCATTCTTAGCAGCAACTTCTGTAGAGGCTGAATAAAGGAAGAATGGGATCTGGTCATAATATGCCAATCTATATGTTGAGTAGGTTTCTTTTACCATGTCATTGTTTCCTGCACCCTGTATGTACTCAGTGAATATATTAGGAGATAAATAGCTAGTATCCGTTACTGTGTAGGAAGAATCCTGCAAATCAAATTTAATAATTCTATCATAAACTAAGTAAGGGTATACACTATATCTATACAAAGCAGTAAGCCCGCCAATATCTCCATAGTAAATATCAATAGACTGTGTATCTGTATCTTCATTAACTAAACATCTGAATGGCCTTTCTGCATTTATACCAACTCTTATTCTATTAACTCTAGGTAATAGAATTGAAGAAACAGCATACATTGGCATTACTGTATAGGCTGCGTTTATAGATGTTGCTGTATATCTGTTATAAGCAACTGCACCACCAGAGCTATTAGCGCCAGGAAGAATTGTAAGTGGCACAGCAGTTTGACCAAACATTACTCTATCATTATAGTCCGTTGCATAGTGGAACTTCTTGAGCAAAACAGAATCGAACATGTTCCAATAAGAAGTAGTGTTTATTAGAATATATCTATCATCCAACAAAGCAACTAAGTCATTTCCATCCACAATAGAGATTTTATAATATCTGTTTGATTTATCTCTATAAACAACTGAAGTTGAGTTTGCCGCAATGTAGAAATCATCATCTATAGTTTGCCAAGGTGTTAACAAAGTTCCCATTTCCTCAGTGCTGTTTGAATATGAGATACCCTGAGGCAAACATGTATTTGAAGCATCAGTATTATAAAGAATATTAAAAGGCGTTGCCCTATTCCCTAACAAGAACCTATCTGCTGAATGAACTGGAACTCTATAGCCCTGAATAACATATACTGGCTGGTCCTCAGGATTACCAACAACTGTATCTCCAGAGAACATTTGATTTCCAAAATAGTTGAATGATGTATCCCTCGTTGTTCCTGGATAATATCTTAAATCAGTAGCATTTGAATTACTATACTCAAGAAATCTAGATGATGTTGACTCAGAGCCAACAGTTCCACCACCGTTGTAGAGTGAATAAGAAGAAGTTGCTGATTCATTGTTGAGTTTTACAGTATCTATAGCTATATTCTGATTTAATACAAAGCTATTCGATCTAGCAACGTTATAGTTAGAAGTTACGGTAACATATTCTGTTGGAGATATAGTGTATGTAAATCGACTATTTTCTTCTGTATAAGATGAAATAATGCCGCTTTCCTCAATTATGTTACCAGCAGTTAAATATTGACTAGCCCAGTTATTACTCTCTGAGTAGCCCAACTGTAGTCTCCAGAATGAATAAAGAACACCATCATCAATTACAATATTAGGTGAAACAAGCCAGCCTGCCATTACAGTAACTGTAGACGTTCTAGTAACTGTAAAATAACGTCCAGAAGACCAGTCATCAATAGCTGTTGTTTCATTAAGCCAAGTAATTTCACAGTCTGACCAACTCCAAGAAGGCGCATCTTCGCCTCTGTATATAATAATTGATTCAGAAACCTGTGCAACACCATCAACAGATGTTTCAGATGATAAAGGCACCTCAATTTCACCATAATTGCCTTTACAAGTAAATGAGAATATTTGAGTAATATCAGAACATGTGAGTTTCAAAGTAGCTGTATATTGAACTCCTGATGCATTGTATATTTTATAAACCACTCCATCTATAGTTACTGTATTTCCTGTATCAGTAGGGACATATGTAGCAGGGAAAGTTATAACTTCACCCTTTGTATTATCTGTATAATCATAAAACACAGAATCATCTGAGGTTATTACAGCAATAACCTTTGAACTTGATGTAAATCTTGAGTCAAATCTAAAGTTGCCTGTAGTAGTATTTGTTACCTCTACACTTGAAGTCTCAGAAGTAGGTGAAGCAGTATCACCTAACTGATATAAATCATTAGCAGTCAAGAAGTATGTGGCAAAATAGTTTTGAGAAGAGTTTATAGCACTTCCGTATTTGGAAACCATTGAAATACCAATAACATCATTCTCAACTTTACCAATGTTAATAATAGGTGAAGCATTCTCTAATGAATACTGTACATAAAGAGGACTTGTAGATGTGTTTCGTCTTATTTGATGTGAATACCATTTTATTTCCTTATTAAAATGTCTTACTGCTCCATCTGCTTTTAATGCTGTAATATCAATATATCCAACATCGTCTTCATCATAATAAACAACCAAATAAGCCGTATCACCAATAATTCTTACACGAGAAGCAACTACAACGCCATCAGAATATAAAGAAGGAGTTGCATAGCCTTCGTTACCAATGAATAAATAAAAGCTGTTATATTCTGAATTCCAAATAGTGTATGCTTCGTAGTTATCTGTTAAGTCATAGTCATGATATTGATATAGATCTTCAGTAACGTCTTCCCTAATAAACTTCTTATTATTAATTTCGAATAGATTATTTCCATCTCTGGTTAAATAACCATCTTTTATTTCGTATCTATGGCCATTCTTATCATATATGCCTGTAGACCCAGTGTCTTGAACCCAAACTGGGGTAATCATGTCGTTAATATAAGGAGCATTAACTTTCTCTGCATTCTTGAATGATGGGTCTATTACAGGGTCATCAACCATCATTTGAAAATTAAATGGAAGTGATATTGTTTGTTTTGTAGCTTTCTGATTCATTATAATTTATTAGTTTAATTTACAGTATAAGTTTTCCTAATATTTTCGAGCTGCTTCACTAATTTGGTGATTAAGTCTCTAAGGTATTCCTTGAATGCTTCACTTCTAAAATAGTCCATAGATGTGTTCAGAATTACTATATTATAAATAATCTGAAATTCTGTGTCAATGTAACAATCATCAGAAGTGATGTGGTTTTCTCGAATCATTCTTTCAACTTCATCAAGACACTGGCTGATTACAAATCTTTTATGGTAATATTCACATTCTTTTGGCAATTCAGAAATAGTACTCTCAAATAGCGACTTTGCATACACCTGCTGCATATTTCTGATTTTAGACTCAGAATCTGCTTTGCCAATCTCTAGTCCTTTACCTTTAAAAGAAATCCATCCTTTCTTTACTGCGAATAATACAATTAAAATAATGACCACAATGGTTGCCAAAGAAGGCCAACCATTGCTTGCTAGTGCTGTTAGTGCTTCCATATTAGTAAACGCTCCTTATTCTGGTATAACCAGAGTCTTGTGATAAAGTATTCATAAATGTTGTCTGCATGTTTGTATAAAGATTAGAAAGACCATCGGTATTACTGTTCATTTTCATGCAGTATCTTAAAGCGAGGTCACATGCCAACAAGCTGAAATATAAGTCATTTGGGAAGTTAAGCTCAGTGTCAGGCATAACAGACAATAAACCATCTGGTGTCAACAAGCCATATCTCAAATTGGCATAAACAATTTCTGGTCTCAACTTCAATTTATCAAACTCAGCATTAAAGTCGGCATCCCAAGTATAGATATAAACATCATTCTTTGTATCAGTAACATAGAAACATGGCTGGTTGTTGAAATCTTGAGCAATTGTCAATTTCTCTGGTATGTAATCATATGGGATAGCGAATTCTTCATTAGTTTCTTCATCAATAATACCAATCTTGCTTAAAGTTCCATTGTAAATCCAATAATTGTCGATATTTGCCAAGAACATTGGGTAACCGCTTTCTTTGTAGCCATCATTAGAATAGACTTCAACATTGTCAACAACTCTTCTAGGAGATGAATATTTGGAATCAGTAAATGTCTGATAAAGAATATTTCCTTGTTTATTGCTGAAGAAATTATATGTTGTATTTTCAGCTTTAGTAATAGTGTTTAACAAATTACCGTCTAAGTCTTTAACAGCATATCCTTCAGCTGTCTCTTCAATATAATAATGAGCACCAAGTTTGTACTGTGCGTCTTCTAACAAAGATAATGTTGCAACAGTTTCTCCTGTTCTGCAATTTATAATATTACCATTATTTAACAAAACAGAGTCAAAGCAGCTGGAAATAATAGCGTTAGTGTTTACATTAACATCGATTGTTTTATCAGGAAATGTAATGAATGTTGGTGTTGTCCAGTATGTCAACAATAACGGACAGTTTGTGTTTCCATAAATTCTTATTCTGTCGTTAATGATCTCATATTTGCCAGAGTTGATGCTTTCAGACTCAGACTGTCTTAATATTAAATCGCCAGTAATTCTGTTCTTCAAAGACTTAATCTGGTATAAGTCAGAAGGGATTAGATATTCTGTCCAGTCATTTGAGGCTGCAGCATTTTCCAAATAAACCTCTTTGATGAACTGTTTGTCGCCTTTATTTATCAGCCATTGGTAAACAGTTTGCCAAGCATCATTTAAGTACTGTATTTGCTCTTTATGAGTGAGAAAGTCAGTATTAGCAATGTCAGCAAGATTTAATGC